GATTAAAACCATTTTTACATGTATCACTTTCCTTTGGGTAGAAAGCCATATCGTCCTCAAAAAAATAATATGTTGATAGATCATTTTGTTCGTTAAAGTGCTCAGCAATAAACTGCCTACCACCTGTTATTCCAATATTATCCTTTTTTATGTGAACAAAACCATACATCTCACAAATTCTCAAGTATTCATTTGTTGTTGTTAAATCAGTTGAATTATCTAATAAAAATTTTTTGGTTTTGGATATAAATGAAGGATCATATTCCATCATAGACTCAACCAAAACTTCAAACTGTTTAGGAGAATTAAATGTTATCACGTATAAACCAACCCCCCCATTATTTTCATTGTTAGTTATTATTTTTGGTTTTTTATTTTCTATGACCACATTGTTGGTTTTAACATCCTCAAAAAATTTATATAATAACCCATTTGATTCTATTTTTACGTAATCAATTATATTAGGTTGAGTGTAGGTTAAAATTGTGAATAAACTTTCTTCTGTACCCATTAAACCGTAGTTCAAGGTTTGAAACAATAATTGATAATATAATGAATTCATTTGGGAAATTGTTTCTTTGGTTCCCCCAAAAAATCCTCCTCTTGATACCATATTTGGTTTTTTACCAATATGATCTGTCATTTTATTTATCTCAAATCCGTGTACTTCAGTATTTGTTTCATACGGAAAACATATAAACGTAAAGTTATTAAATGTTTTATTTATTTTTTCTAAAACATTATCATGAGTAAAATAACCAACACTAACTGTGTTTGTTAATCCGGCATCTATCCAATAAAGTTTTTCAGAATTAAAAGGATCAAGTAACATTGCGTCATGTAATAAAAACATTTTAGACATAACTAATGGGTTATACATTTCTAACTTACCTTGTGTCGAGTCTTTTAACCAACCAACTTGGTTATACCAATTAGGATTTGTTCTTATGGTTTGTATTTTTTCATAGTAATCGTTATTTTTAAACCAACTTAAATCTCTTAATATAAACCTAGTTTTATTTAAGTCTCTGTTTTGATCAGTAACAAATTTTTGTAATTCTATATCACCAAAAATTATCATGTTACAATCAATCTTTAACAGTTCTTTAAATTTTTCTAAATAAAAATCAAAGTTTCTTGACCAACCCTCTGTCATATTACCTCTACCGATATCCCATAAACCTGTTACTAATGTTATCATTCCTCTAATAATTTTTCTAAATTAAGTTTATCTAAAATATGATTAATGTTGTTTTCCACAGTACAATTTCTTTCAAACCAAGACCTTGCATTAGTAGAAACAAAATTTAAATATTCTTTATTATTTTTTACTTTATCCCATGTTATTAATAAATTTTTTTTAAAATCTTCATAAGATAAGTATTTTGGGTGCCCCCCATCACTATAGTCACAAAAATGATAACAACTAATGTAATGATAGTTAGGTATCAATGGATCATTATATTCAATATTCAGTGTAGGTCTTATAACGGGAACACCAATACCAAAACATTCAATATCCCTATTACACATTTCATTACCACCAGGTAAACTTAGTGCTGCGGTGTATTGTGAAGTTTCGTTTAGATAAGTCTTATAATTTAAATTTTGATTGTTTTCATTTTTATCTATTATTAAAACATCTTCTCTATTAATGTTTTTAACCATTTCTTTTCTAAAATCCCATAACCATCCTCTAAAATATAATTTATTACTTTTTTCTATATTTGATTTGTTATTATATAAAACTTTCATTTCATCGTAACAAGAATCAAAATAAGGTCCGTAATAAAATGAATTATAAATTGAGTCTATGTTTTTTGGAAATATTAAATCTTTATTAGTTTTAGAGACTTCTTTAAAATTAAAATAGTCTAAAAAATTAAAACCTCCCGGATAAAAAAATTGTTTCATTTTGTTCGATTCCCACCCTAAGTGAGACATAAAATGATATTTCCAGTTATCAAAAAAAGAAATTAATAAATAATTTTTGTTTGATGGATTTATAATTGAAAAATTCATACAACTATAAATTCCTCCTTGCCCATATTTTTCGTATTCTTTTTTATTGTTAACCGTAAAACTGTGATTAGGATATTTTGTTTTAAGTTTTTCGTAAAATTTTTTAAAAAAACTTGTCACATAAAATTCATCATTACCAAATCTAATGTCCCTAAATTCGTGTCTTATTTCAAATTCCACAATATTATAAATTACCTGTTATTCTGTTACACCATCCTTTTGATTTTGAGTACGGCCAAACAACCCAGTATTTTGGTTTTTCTGTTGTGTTAAACTCTCTCCATACTTTACAATATCCGTCAGGATCTTGTTTCATTCTAAGAATTTCTCCTGTATCCGCGTCTTGTCTATGAAGAGTCTCGTCCTTACCGTTGTGAAATGCAACAACCCAAAACTCATAATCATTTTCTGGAACATCGTTAAATGAAACATCAATACAATGTTTAAAGATCATTGAGAAACTATTAATCCATTCTTCCTCGTTCTTATAATCGTATGGGTTTGGTGGATATTTCTTATCTATTGTATATTGTTGTACCGCTCTTTTTGAAAATAGTATGCCTGAGTATTTTTCGTACTCTGTAACGGTGCGTTCTGTCCCCATCCCATAGATTCCAATCTCCTCGTTTAATATTTCACCATCAACACCTAAAAGTTTTCTATTTTTAGAATGTGATGATTCATTTTTCTTATACCATTCTTTATCGTCGTCCCATTGTTTTGTTCTACCTTTTCTTGTGTACTCATGCCAAATAACAATTTTATGTGGATGAAATAAATCATATCCATGAGTATAGGCCCTTACGGCAATTGAGATTTCTTCTCCGTGAAAATAATATTCGGGATCGTGTTGAACTTCTTTTGAAAATTCTCCTAATGTGAAACAAAAGTGAGCCGAGTAAAATCTTGATGGTATTGGTTCCGTTAGGTCTTTCCAATTAGGGATCACTTCGGGTAAAAAGAAAACACAACCTTCAGGTGTAAATCTGTCAAACGTCATTCTCCACGGATCTAAAACTCTACCTTGAGGGTCATTGTCAGGATCGAAGGACGATACATATCCAGTTAATAATGGTTTTTTATAACCTTTGGTTTGTAAATCTTTAATCATGTCAATTAAAGTTTGGTCCCAATCTTTTTCAAAACGCATATGGGAATCTATCTGTAAAGTATATTCTTCACCATCATATTGTTGTTGAGTTAAATTTCTTGCCCAACAAACTCCTTTTGATTCTTGATAAGGAATGTTTAAAATTTTAAATCTTTTATCGGACTCAAATTCTGAGAGATCATCAAACTTATCTTCAGGATTAAATTGTCTTGCAATTGAAAAAACTAAATTCTGTGGATTTTTTGAGTTGTCTACACAATTTTTGATTGTTGGTATTAATTGTGGGTCCCTATAAGACGCAATTTGTATAAAAATTTTCATTACTTTTTTTTTAAAAAATAATAAACAAATGAACTAAAATAAATAATTTAAACACAAAGATTGGAAACACAAGGTGGTCCGGTAACAATATTAACATTAGATAAATTTGTTACAACAGACGCACAAAAATAAGTTGGTGATGTGTGGCTTATTGGGACTGATGTATTTGTAACGCCAAGACAATCCACAAAATCTAAAGTACCATCCGAATCGGTTAATGCAATGGCCTCAGTACAATAACATATTGGTAAAGGACTTGGTGTTGGTGTGGGGGTTGGTGTTGGTGTGGGACTTACACATGAGTAATACTCAAACCTCTCACACCCATCTCCGTCTATAATTTTAATTAATAAAGACCCTGAAGTATTTAATGGTGGAGGAACAATAAATGTGTAACTTGGTGGAACAGATGTTAATCCTGATATGAAAACACACAAAGTATTTGTAACATCACAAACATATAAATCATATGGTGATGTTCCTGTTATATTTGTTATCGTAATCTCATTCATTATATTACATTAATTGGTGTTTAATTATTACAACCACAAGGGTTTGTACAAGTTTGTGTTGGTTTAGGCGGTTTAACTGTTGGTGTTGGTGTTGGGTTAACACACCCACAAGGATTAGTACAAGTCGCACTTGGTGTAGGTGTTATTGTTGGAGTTAAACTTATTGTTGGCGTTACCGTAGGTGTTGGTGTTGGTACTTTACAAGGATCCAAAGTCGTTGTTGGAGTGTTAGTAGGTGTTGGTGTTGGTGTTTGAGTTCTTGTTGGAGTAATCGTCGGTGTTGGTGTTGGTGTAACTCTAGGAACATTAAGTATGTTAACACATTTATTTTCATCCACTAATATTGTGTATGTTCCATATACTTCTCTTGGTGGGTTTAAAGAAGCCGGGAAAAATATAAACGGTAGAGTTATTGGACCCAAATTAATTGTAACCAAATCGTTATCGGGTTTGAAAAGTACTGTAACACTTTCCCCAATAAAATTAATACTTTCTATTGTAATACTTGTACTCATTAACTTCCTAATTCAATTGCCAAACAGATTTCTCCATTTTCTTTTATTAACCTTGACATATCATTAAACGAAATAAACGCATGTCCACCATTACCCCAAGATTTACCCCAACTGTTCTTTATTCTAAATTGTTTTGTTTTTGTGTCAACACCATTTATTAAGTAGGCATGACCACCAACCATCTGTCCACTAATTTTAATTAACCCAGTTTTATTAGGATAAAACATTCCATTATACCAATTAGTCCCAACAACCACAGGACCTAATTTTAAAATTGTTTCAGACAATGTTTGTACATCAAAAGCCCAATAGTATGATTTTACTTTACCAATATTTTTAAGATATTTTACCGCCCCTCTAACCGATGTTCCGTCATAGTTTTCACCATACCACTCATCTAATTTTTGTGCGTTTTTATATATATCAAAAGGTTTTATTATCGGTGGAATTCCTGATTGTTGTACAGGACCATCTTCTAACCAATGTGACCACGAATACCCAACACATTGAGGTGTGTTTCCTTGATCTCCCCACCATCCATTGTCGTCCCAATACCTTTGAGTTAAAACTTTTGGTGGTGTTGATATTTGTTGGAGTGTTCGTTGGTTGTTTTTTATAAGATAATTTAAATCTCTTTTGTCCTCAATATAAACCCTACCTAAACTATGTGGTAAAGAATTTATTGTTGTTGTACTTGTAACAACATCATTTATCTGATATGTTAAATCATTTGTCTTACAAAATTTAGTATCACAATCAGGACAATCAGGATCAAATAAAATAAATTTATCTTTCAACAATTTAAAATTATGTTTGATCTCGTCGGATTCTAAAGGTTCAATATAAAATCTGAACTGAGATATCCCCCCATCAAAGGTTCCTCCGAAATTTTGTTCAAGTAGTATGTTAGTACTTAACCCCGATAAAGTAGTCCCACTTAATATATTATTAGGTAAACATTCAGGATCTTGTATGTAATTTGACGTTAACGCAGAACAAGATGAAAAAGTTAAATTTTCATGTAATCCTTGTGTTCCACCACCCCAAGAGATATTAAAAGGAACTCCTATTTGTTTTTCTTTGTCGGTAAACAAACCTCTTGGTATTACTTCTTCAAAGTCCTCTATTGTATATATTTTTTTACCGTTAACATAAATCTTTAATCTTCCTAATCTATATTTTTTTTCATCTAACCAAGTTTCATTTAAGTTAACTAATTCTATTAATTCCCCACTTTTATTGTTATGGGTTAAAGGAGGCCTTATTAATTCAACACTGTTGTTTGCCAAAGATTCCAAGTATTCAAATTTAGTAATGTCAAACAAACCTCCATAAAATTTTAAATCACAGAAATCAAACCATGAATATCTTTCCCAAGTTACGTTAACTAAAAACCAATGCTCTTCATTTAAGAAATCAGGGTTAACAATTTCACAATAAGGATAAATTGGTGGTGAACAATATTCATCAATAGTATATCCTGTAACATATGTTTTACCCGTTACGCAAGTTCCCGTTGTTTCACAACCACCAGTAAACCTTAATACCTTTACACCAATCTGTGGGTTTTTCACATCACCACAAAGTTTAAACGATATATTATTTGACATAACATCAAACAATGGATCAGTCTCACATGTGTACTCAATAGAAGTAAAACCCGTTGGTCCACAAGTTGTACACTCATCGCACGTTTCACATTTAGTACAGGTTGGTGTACATACCGGTGTTTGTGTTTCACATGACGGGGTAGGTGTTGGTGTTGGTGACGGGGTAGGTGTTGGTAAAATTACTGTTTCACAATTATGTATTTGACATTCCCACCCACAAGTTTCACATGAACTTTCATTACAACCACAACCACATGTTAGTGAGATTTTTTTGTCCCCACCACAAAGTGGACATCCATAATTTAAATGTGGATCATGTTGGTTATTATAAGATCTTGGTGGGTAAACATAAACACATCTACTATCCGTAACTGTTCTATCACAACAAGCACATGTTGACGGACAACCACTTAATGAATTAGTAACTCTTGTATAACCAGTTAAACAATTTGGGTGTCCATCGGCATGATGGTAAAATTTATTTTCGGCTCTTGTACCAAAATAAAAAAACGTATTTTTATTTTTTGGGTACATCTCATTAAGAGTTGTTTCAGTAGGTAATGGATTGTATTCATTAACAAATCTAGGTCTTAATAACATTTCTACCGACCAACCTTTAGAAGATCTTTCAGGTAAAACTTCATAATCAAACCCAAATAGTTTATAAAATCCTTGGTAGAAACCACCGTACAATTCATGGTACTTACCAAACTGAGGATCGTTTTTACTTACAACCTCATAAAGAGTGTCTTTTGTAATTCCTGAAAATTTATTATTACTTTGGGTGTATCCCGTTACTTGGAATAATTTAATTCTTCTATCAAAATGTAATCTGTCAAATTTTAAAAAATCATTATATAATCCTTTTGTATAATTTAAGGTCTCCCCTGTCATTTTATCAACCAAACCATTATCTATGCCTGTTAAACCTACATCACATAATGTTGATGATGAAAAACAAGTTAGATCTTCATTGTTTGGGTTATAGTAATTTTGAGAAACAAAAACATTATTAGAATTAAAATTTTTATAATTTAATATTAATCCTTGAGATGTTAATGGATTATTAATATCAATATTAATTGGTAATTTATTACCGTAGGTTTCCGCAATAAGGTATGGGGAAAAAATAACTTCCTCGTTATAATCTCTTTCATCTGACGACAATGACATATCCATTGACTCATTAACGGTGTTTATTTTATATTTTTGAAACACATATTGATTAATATTTTGTCCCGCCATTCTTTTTATTTAATAAATACAACAGATCAAAGTATTTATATTAAAAACTGTATATGTCACATTCAAATAATTTGTTAAGTGAAGACAAACCAAAAAATACTGGTTCGGTTTTGGGTGCATTAAAAAAATATAAAGATTTAGCAATTAGCGAAGTAAAAGAAACAAGATTACTTGTAAAAATACTTATTTCAACAACCAAAGACTATTTAAAAAATAAAGATTTTGATTTAAATGAAGAAGAGAAAAAATTTATTAAAGATCAATCTTCAGATATATTAAAATTAATACCTCTAATTGTTTTTCAGTTGGTCCCTGGATCATCAATTGCAACACCATTCATTGTTAAACTTGGTCAAAAGTTAGGGATTAAACTAACAAGTAAAGTTCCTGAAAAATATAAAGAAGTAAAAACCGATGGTGAAATTGACGAATTGGTTTCGCCGACGGATCTCCAATTGGATCTAATGTTCCTATTTTAAAATTAAATCACCACCCAAGAAAAACAACGGATCAAACAGCAAGAATGTCTAAAGTAAGTCAATACCCATTTGCAAGAATTTATTATGGTGAATCCGAAGAAAACAAACCTGTGATAGATGAAGAAGACATAACAGGTACGTTTGGTAGTGAAGAAACAGAATATGATAAAACATATTCTGAATGTATGAAATCTATGGAAGACCTTGGAGTTGAAGATTTTTTAGAAAGAGATGAGAGATGTAAAGTTTTTGGTTTTGATAAAAAATTAGATTTAGAACTAAAACAAGAAAAAAAACAAGGTAGGTGTAAAAATTGTTATACAAAAAGAAGATTGTTTGAATTAGAAAAAGATAAGTTAGACACTTTAATTGATGAAATAGTTTTAAGTAAAAAATCAGATAGTGAAGATATTGTAAAAAAAGAAAAACTTAAATCTGACGATGAGACCCCTATTTATAAAATTATAAAAAAAAATCTACAATCAATTAAAGCAATTGCAGATAAAGAAGACATTAACTTAAATAAATTAATTCAAATTTTAAAAAAAGGTGAATAAAGATTTATATAATAAAATTATTGATGTACCAAAAGAACTGTTGGATCATTTAACAATTTGTTTTCAACAAGTCCCTAATTCTGATTCTTCTGTTGAGGGACATAAAAGAAATGAGGAATTAAGGAGTTCTAAAAACGCAACTTTCCAACAGTTAGAAAGAATTGATAATTGGTTTAGATATTATAATGGAAACAAGGAAGATGCCCCGTACATACTAAATGGTGGTGATTTAATGAGAAATTGGGTAACAAACACAATAAAAGGTTTAAGAGATACCGATAATTTTACAAAGACCATTAAAAATGATTACATGCCAGAGGATCCAATAGATAAGGATTTTCTTAAAGACTTGGGGCCTTTAGCAAGTGAATTTGATGCGTCTGATATGACAGACAATTTAAAAATAAAAGAAAACCTAATTAGGATAAACGATTTAATAAAAAAAATAATTTAATATGCCAACTTTAGAACCTTTAGATTTTAGTCAACCAAATAATTTGTTGTCTAAATATGCAGATCAAGAAAGAAAAAAACTAATACCTAAAAATGATTATAAGACCACAAACGAGTATTCATCGACTAATAAAGATGCAATGAGTGATGGTGATGATAAAGGTAGAGGTACCGGTGTTTTCTTAGATACTGTAAATGGCGGAACAAAAACCGACCAATTAGAAAGAAAATCAGAAATTGTTATTAACAAATATAAAGCAGACAACCCATATCCTTACGCTTCGTTAACCTAATGAAACTTTACAATTCATTTAAAGACATTATTGTTGAGGTAGCATCAATATCCTCAATAGTCGACGCAATCAAAAAAAAGCGTAGGGTGATTGTTTATTATGATGGTGATGAACCGGGAGGAAAAGGTTTAAGAATTATTGAACCTGTTTGTTTTGGGTATAGTAAATCCGGAAACCCTGTCTTAAGAGCATGGGATATGGAAGGAGCTTCACATAGGGGGTATAAAGGTAAAAAACCATTACCAAGCTGGAGATTATTTAGAGTAGATAAAATAATAGCATTAAAACCAACTATGGAGAAATTTAACGAACCTAGACCAAACTATAACCCTAACGGAGATAAAAGTATGTCAAGAGTTGTTATTAACGCAATTTTTGATTAATAAAAAAAATTTAAATAATATGAATTCAGAAGAAGCGTTATTACAAAAACTACAGATATCAAAACAAATTATGCAAAAGCATAATAATATGGGTAGAAACACAGTAACAGAATCTTTAGATAATAATATAAATGTTGATACGTACGAACCTGTAAAAGGAACTTACAACATACCTCAAGAGTATTTATCTGAAGACGCAGTAAAACAAAAAAAACAAAACCAATTTGATAACACAGAAGATAAAATTTTAAATTCTAGATTACCCGATGAAATTAAAAGATTGATGATTGAACACCCAATACAACAACCATCAGGACCTTTAAACAATTCCGTATTATCTGATGACTTAGTTGAAAAGGCATCAAGACTTATGAATATTAATGCCAAAGGAGATAACATAGGGGAATCAAAAAAACAAAGTCCAACAATTCAAAATAAAGTACCTCAGATAGGTCTTACCGCAAATGATATTAAAAACATAGTGAAAGAGACAGTTGAGGATGTTTTAAGAAGTAATGGATTATTAACCGAGTCAGAATCAAGTACTAATGATATTTTTAAATTTAGAGTTGGTCAACATATTTTTGAAGGTAAACTTTTAAAAGTTAAAAAGATTGCAAGATAAGTTTAACTATACTAAAAATTTTTAAATCCTCGTCTTTTAAGACGGGGATTTTTTATTGTCTTTTAGGTTGATATTTCCATAATATTTAGATATATTTTTGTTATGGAAAAAATTAACGTATTAGTATTACCTTCAGATCAATCAGGTGTTGGTAAATATAGATCTATAGATCCACATGTTAAATTACAAAACATGTACCCTGAAGAATTTCATATTGATATTGATTATCAACCAAACGTTGATGACATAAACTATTTTAAAAAATACCAAATTGTTCATTTTCATAGAAGTATTGGGCAAGATTATGAGAAATCTTTATCTTTAATAAATAAATTAAAATTAGAAGGAATTATTGTTGTTGGGGATATTGATGATTATTGGTTACCAACAAAGGAACATCCAATACAACAACTTATCTTGGCAAATAAGATACATGAAAAAATAGTTCAAAATCTTAAAGCCGCCTCATACGTAACAACAACCACTGAAATTTTTGCTAATGAGATTAGAAAATTTAATAAAAATGTTATTGTGTTACCAAACGCAATAGACCCACAGGATCCTCAATACAATGAGGAAACATTACCTTCAGATAAAATAAGAGTAGGTTGGTTAGGGGGATCCTCTCACTTACATGATTTAAAATTATTAGATGGGACGGTTAGCAAATTATCCCAAATACAAGATAAATTACAATTTTATGTTTGTGGTTTTGACACAAGAGGTATGGTTACCGAAATAAATAAACAAACAGGAGAAAAGAAACAAAGACCAATTAACCCTGAAGAAACTGTATGGGTTAAGTACGAAGAAATTTTTACTAATAACTACAAAATAGTTTCACCAAAATACAAAGAGTTTTTAAATAAATTTACGGATGAAACCTATTTTGGGTCTTTAAATAACGAGAACTATGTAAGAGTATGGACAAAACCTGTAACGTCATATGCTAAAAATTATTCTAAATTTGACATATCGTTATCACCAATTCAAAATCATATCTTTAATAGAATGAAGTCTCAATTGAAAGTTATTGAGGCAGGATTTTATAAGAAAGCTTTAATTGCATCAAATGTTGGTCCATACACGATTGATTTAAAACACGCTTTACATCAAGGTAAATTTACCGATGGTAACGCTTTATTGGTTAACGAAAATAATAACCATAGTGATTGGGCAAAAAATATTAAAAAGTTGGTCGACAATCCAAGTATGATTGTTGATCTTGGAGAAAGACTTTATGAAACCGTAAAAGACAAATATGACCTTAATAACGTTACTCGCGAAAGATATCAATTTTATAAATCTTTAATTAAATAATAATGACAAATATTAATATAACTGAAATTTCATTAAACATAGTTAATGAAATTATAAAAAATATGGAAAGACATACTTTTCACAATCATTTTCATATTCTTTATGATTTATGTGAAAATATTGATAAAGATAATATCACATACATGGAAATAGGAACTTTTGCGGGAGGATCCGCATCTTTAATGTCTAAAAACCAAAAAGTTAAAAAAATAATCAGCGTCGACATAGGATACCCAATAAAAAAAGAAATTCCAATAAAAAATGTTAACAACTTTAAACATGACAATTGCGAATATGATTATATTGAGGGGGATTCTAAATCAGAAGAAACAATTAAAAAAGTTTACGATTTAATTAAAAATGTTGATATTTTATTTATTGATGGTGACCATAAATATAATGCGGTCATAAAAGACTTTGAAAACTATAAAGATTTGGTTTTACCTGGAGGTTTCATAGTTTTTGACGACTACTTAGATGATGTTCATAGTCCTGGCGTTTATCCTGCGGTAAATGATATTGTAAATAATTTAGATAAAAATGAATACGAAATTATTGGTAGTTTAAATTATGATTTAATAAAAAAAACCAATAATCCAGATTTAAAAAGTAGTAATGAATTTATTATAAGAAAAATAGTATAAAGATGATTAACGTACCTATAACAAAAATTTTATTCCTTGACATTGAAACTGTTGGAGGTTGTCCTGATTTAGAATCTTGCGAAAGATTTAGTCCTGAAATTGCAGAACAGTTTGAGAAATATTTTGATTGGTTTCAAAAAAGATTTCCAGAAGATAATGGATTATCAATAGAAGAAGTTTTTAAAAAACGATCAGCATTAGTTCCTGAGTTTGCAAAAATTGTTTGTGTTTCTATGGCGTTTGTTATGGATAACGGAGAAGTAAAAAAACAAACATTCTCAGGTGATGATGAAAAAGTTTTATTAACACAAGTGAGAAGTCTTCTCGATAGATGTCATAAATTAGATTTCTATCTATGTGGTCATAACTTAAAGAATTTTGATATTCCTATGTTGGCAAAAAGAATGATAATAAACGGAATTTTACCGTCTAAGTTATTACCATCTTACGATACGAAGCCTTGGGAGGTTAAAGCAATTGACACAAAAGAAATTTGGCAATATGGTTCTTACACGTCAATAGGTTCCTTAGATTTGGTTTGTTCCACAATGGGAATACCAACACCTAAAGACGGAGAAATAACAGGAGATAAAGTACATCACGCTTATTGGGTAGAACAAAAATTACCCCAAATTGCCGAGTATTGTGAAAAAGATGTTGATGTGTTAGTTGAATTCATAAAACAATTAAAAAATTTAAAATAATGGATAAAAATCAATTAAATAAAATATTATCACAAACTAAAGATCTTGAAAGTTTATTTAGTGAGAATGAAGTAAATGATGACTTAGAGTTAGAAGCTCTAATGAATGAGTATGGTATTGATCTTAATGAGTTGGAAAGGGTTTTTACCGAAGATGTCCCTAAAGTTCAAATGAAAATTAAATTAATTCACGGGGACGCAGTTTTACCTAAATTTGCATATGACACAGATTCTGGTGTGGATTTATATTCTGTAGATGAATTTGTAATACCATCTATGGGTAGACAACTAATCCCAACAGGAATTGTAATTGATGTTCCCGAAAATCATGAAATACAAATTAGATCTAAAAGTGGATTGGCATTAAACCAAGGGTTATTTGTTTTAAATTCGCCAGGAACTGTTGATCAAGGATATACAGGAGAAATAAAAGTAATATTATTTAACACAAATAAAGAAGACTTTATAGTAACAAAAGGAATGAAAATAGCTCAAGCGGTTTTATGTCCTGTTGTTTGTGGTAAATGGATTGACATTGTTAAAGTTTCTGAGGTTGAAAATAAAGATAGATCCGACAACGGGTTTGGGAGTACTGGTATATAAAAATGAATTTAGAAAACTATGATAACAATATTATACTCAACACATAAAGACTTAGAATATAATTCTAAATTTAAACAACATTTATTACAAACATCAGGTATTGATAACATCCAAATATTGGAGTACATAAACCACAACCAGTATTCATTATCCGAACTTTATAATAAAGGTATTAAAGAATCTAAACACAATATTATAGTTTGTTGTCACAACGACATTAAATTAGAAAAAAATTGGGGTAAAAAATTAATTAATGATTTCGTATCTAATCCTGAATTTGGAATTATAGGAAAGGCAGGATCTTGTTACTTTCCTGAGTCGGGAGTATATTGGGAAAAATTAAGTCAGACTATGGTGGGTCAAGTTTATCACCACCCTGACGGACAAAAAAAATGGTTAAGTAGATATTCACCTAAATTACCTTTTATAATCCCTGTTGTAACAATTGATGGTTTATTTATTTCTTTTGACAAAACAAAAATTAAACATACCTTTGATGAAACAATTGGTAAGTTCCATTTTTATGATCACGGATTTTGTATTCCAAATTACCTTGATGATGTTAAAATTGGTGTTACTACCTCATTTGAAATTACTCACCAATCAGTAGGTCAGCCCAACCAGGAATTTTGGGAGAGTAAAAATAAATTTGTTGCTAAGTGGGGAGATAAATTACCTTTAGATTTAAAACCTGAGTCAGTCTATGCTCCACAAATAAAACGTAAACAATTTAAAAAGTTTAAAAAAATTGCAGTTATAATACCAACAAAAGGAAATGTTAGTATGTTACACGAATGTGTAAAATCATTTTATGATAATTGCGACTCAAATATTTTTGATGTCTTTATTGCGGACACAGGGTCAAATAATGATGAACTAGAAATTATAAAAAATAAAATACTACCGATTGGTAATGTAAAATTAATCACTTACGATTATTATAATTTTGCAAAAATAAATAATGATGTAGTTAAAAACCAAATTAGTGATGATTATGAATTTTTACTATTCTGTAATAACGATATTAAAATTTTAAATGATGTAATATCCGGAATGTTAAACGTTTTTAATGAACACAAAAATACGGGTAGCGTTGGTTGTAGATTACATTTTGAGGATAATACTGTACAACATGATGGTATTTTTATTTCATTAAGTAGAAAGAATAATTCATTTGGTTTAGGTCATCTTAATTTTAAAAACTATTATAACTACCATAATAATTTAAAAGAGGTGATCGGAAGTACTGGAGGTTTGTTATTGGTAAGAAAAACCACATTTATTAAACAAGGTATGTTTAATGAAAATTACATTTCTTGTTTAGAAGATGTGGAATTAAATATTAAATTATTATGTGGTAACCATAAAAATTATATTTGTGGGGATTGTGTTGCTTACCACTATGAATCTAAAACAAGAAACGAAGACCCAAAAAAAGACGAAGACTTTATTTATGATTACAATCATAATTTTATTCCTATGATTAATGAAAATGTAAATGAAAAAATAAAAGACAAAATTATAATAGTTTAAAAATGGCAAATGGTGTTTATAAAATAACCGAAGATTTTGAAAAATCTTTATCTGACTATACGGGAGCCCCGTATGTGGTCACTGTTGATAACCAAAGTAATGCGTTATTCTTATCTCTTTTTTATGAAAAAAATGTAAAAAAAAGTATAACAGAAGAAACAATATCAATACCTTCAAGGACATACCCCTCTGTTCCATGTGAAATTATACATGCAGGTTTAAAAGTAAATTTTTTACCTGTTGAGGGTAAGACAATAAAAGGGTCCTATAATTTAGTTGGTAGTAATGTTTGGGATTCCGCATTAAGTTTTACTCATAATATGTATATACCAAATACTCATATGTGTATTTCATTTACAGGTCCCTACAAACATTTTAAACTTTCAAAAGGTGGGGCAATTTTAACCGACAATCATGATGCGTATCTTTGGTTTAAAAGGGCAAGATATAGTGGTAGAAGAGAATGTTCATACCATGATGATAATTTTGATATGTTAGGTTGGAATTTTTATATGATGCCTGAACTAGCCGCTCGTGGGTTGCTTCTCATGAACCAATTTTACCATGGAGAAACCCCAAAACACAATGAGGACTTAGAAATGCCATATCCTGATTTATCTAAATTTGAGATATATAAAAAATAAATATTTGTTAATATGTTAAAAGTAACATCTATTATTGTGACATATAATCACGAAAAATATATAACCAGATGTATTGAATCTATACTTAACCAAAATATTAAATATGATCATAAAATATTTATTACAGATGATTGTTCTACTGACAATACGACTAATATTTGTAATGAGTATGTTAAAAAATACCCAAACAAAATTATACTAAACACAAATAAAAAAAATTTAGGACCAAAATATAATTATTATAACGCAATTAAATTAAATTTAGATAATGATTATCTTGCTTATTGTGATGGTGATGACTATTGGTGCGACCAAAATAAATTACAATTACAAGTAGATTTATTAGAAAAAAACAAAAATTGTTCTTTTAGTTCCCATAACACAATAGTGAAAAAAAACCCACTAATAGAACATAATTACGAGACAAAAATATATAAATATGAAGAGTTCACATCTTTAAGTCATACGTCGTCTAGAGTTATTAGATGTTCTAATATAGAAAATATAACACAAGATGACACTCCGGACAGTATTATGCAAAATTATCTTTTTCTTGTTGGGGATATGTATTATATTAATAGTTTTATGACCACATATAATCCTGTTGGTGGAGCTTGGTCTGGTTTGTCAACAGAGGAAAAAAATAATGCAATAAGAGAAGGTATAGAATATATAACAAAATTAAAAAAAAGATTTAATAAAATATGAGTAAAAAAATTGCAATAATGCAACCTTATTTTATGCCATACATTGGTTATTTCCAATTAATAAATTCTGTTGATATGTTTGTTATATATGATAATATCCAATACACTAAAAAAGGATGGATAAACCGAAACCGCATCTTATCAAATGGAAAAGACCATCTTATTACCTTACCCATTAAAAAAGACTCAGATTATTTAGATGTAGTAAAACGAGAATTATCTAAGTCATGGGAGAAAGATAAAAGTAAGATGTTAAATATTATTAAGTCTTCATATGGTAAATCCCCTTATTTTCAAGAAACATTTGAGTTAATTTCAAAATGTTTAAATAATTCTGAGGTTAATTTATTTAAATTTATATACGATAGTATCGTTTTAATGAATGATCATTTAGAAATTAAAACACCTATTATAATCTCTTCTACAATAGATACAGACCATACTTTGAAATCTCAAGATAAAGTCTTATCCTTATGTAAAGAACAAAATGCGGATATTTATATAAACTCTATAGGTGGGGTAGAATTATATAACAAAGAAACCTTTAAACAAAATAATATTGAACTCAATTTCATCAAATCAAACCCAATCCAATATACACAATTTAATAATGAATTTGTTCCTTGGTTGTCAATAATTGATGTAATGATGTTTAATTCAAGAGACCAAATAAAAGAATATTTAAATAATTATACTTTAATATGAAATGGAAAAAACTAGGACATATATTTGATCCAACAAAATGGAATGATGGGATTGATCGGTCTTGGATGAAGACCCACTCCCAATGTACTCATACTTTAGTATTGGATGAGGTTGTAAGGATATATTTTTCTTGTAGACCTGAAAACGATATAAATGGATTTGCAAAATCATACACCACATTTTTAGACGTTGATAAAGAAGATCTAACTAAAATAATAAGAGTTTCAGATAAACCAATAATGGATCTAGGGGAATTAGGAACATTTGATGAATTTGCGGTTTATCCATCTTCTAATATTGTTGATGGAGACAAAATTCTTTTCTATTATGCGGGATGGACAAGAGGACAATCAGTACCATTTAACACCTCAATTGGGGTTGCGATTAGTTATGATAATGGAGAAACATTTAAAAGATTAGGTAAAGGACCAATCATTTCTGCAGATTTAGACGAACCTTTTGTTATTAGTGGACCAAAAATTAGAAAATTTAATAATGAATGGTTTATGTTTTATTTATCAGGAACAAAATGGATAAACGTAAACGGTAGACCAGAAATAATTTATAAAAATAGAATGGCAACATCTAAAGATGGAATAAAATGGGAAAGATATAATAAAAATATTATAAACGATGTTTTAGGTGAAAATGAATGCCAAGCAGGTCCCGATGTTTTTGAATATAACGGAGAATATCATATGTATTTTGTGTACAGAGAGGGGACAGATTTTAGAGAGACTTTAGGGAGAGGATATAAAATAGGTTACGCAACGTCAAAAGATTTATTCAATTGGAATCGTAAAGACAGTGAGTCAGGAATATCCTATTCAGAAGGCGGGTGGGACAGTACAATGCAACACTACCCTCACGTTTTTAAAATAAATAATGAAACATATATGACTTATAACGGCAATGATTTTGGTAAATATGGTTTTGGTTTAGCAATCTTAGAAAAAAATGTTTGAGTATAAAGTAAATAATTCTAGTTTAGAGAACATTACAGACCATTTAAAAAAATGCTCAAATCTATTTACCCCAAGTTTAGGTGATTATGTTGACATAGAAATGTATTCTAAAAAATTACATAATAAGGGAGTAAGATTTGAATGTTACCATAACTCCAACTTAATTGGGTTGTTAGTTCTATACACCAACCCAAAAAATAAAACATCCTTTATTACTAATGTAAGCGTTGAGTACAATTATCAAAAAAATGGTATTGCCAAAGAACTATTATATAATTGTAAAGAATATGTAATATCTCAAAATTATTGTGAAATAACCTTAGAAGTATTTAAAAATAACCTAAATGCTATTAAATTTTATAAAAGAAATAAATTTAAAATAAATGATCAAACTGAAAATAAGTTAATTATGAAATTAGATACAACAAGAAATTATAATGAAGAATCTTTAGACACTAAAGATCACAAATACTCTTACAACTTTGATTTTGATGTGATGCACAACTACATGGTTAAATCTTTTATCCCTTTTTTTAAAGGAGATAATGTTTTAGAATTAGGTAGTTATAAAGGAGATTTTACAGAAAAAATTATTCCTTTTTTTAAAAAAATAACTTGTATTGAGGGATCTGAAGATGCGGTTAAGATTGCAAATAAAAAATTTAATAATGATGTAAACATTATCTTATCGACTTTTGAGGATTTAAATATGTCAGAAAAGTTTGATAACGTTATTTTAACTCATGTTTTAGAACATATAGATAACCCTGTAAGGTTATTAAAAAAAATAAACGATAACTGGTTAACAGATGACGGTGTCTTATTTGTTGTTTGTCCAAATGCAAATGCTCCGTCCAGACAAATTGCGGTTAAAATGGGTCTTATATCAAACAATAATGCGATTACCGAATCAGAAAAAAAACACGGACACAATATAACCTATACGTTAGATACTTTAGAACGAGATATAACAGAATCAGGTTTAGAAATCTTACATAGGAGTGGAATTTTTTTTAAGGCTTTAGCCAACTTTCAATGGGACAGATTATTAAGTACTGACATTATTTCTAAAGAATATTTGGATGGTTGTTTTAAATTAGGCCAACAATATCCTGATCTATGTTCTAGTATAATGTTTGTTTGTAAAAAAGGAAAAAAATGAAAATAGGGGTAATAATTTGTACATATAAAAGAAAAGACGGTAAGACTATTGAGTATTTAACAAATACTCTAAATTCCGTATTAAACCAAACATATAAAAATTATAAAATATTTTTAATAGGGGATAGGTATGAAGACGAAATTGAGTTTAACCAATATAAAAAATTAATAAGTTTAACCGACAATTATTGTGAGAATTTAGAATTCGCGCACGAAAGGGATGTATATGGTGATAACAAACAAGCTTTATGGTCATATGCCGGAACTTTTGCCACAAATTACGCTATGGATCTTTGTGTAAAAGAAAATATAGATTACGTTTGTTTTTTAAATCACGACGATTTTTGGTATCCAAACCACTTAGAAGAGATAGCCAAATTAGTTAATAATGATAAAACAGATTTTATTATCACCAAATCAACCTATAAGAATGGATATTTACCAAGAATAACATCTAACGATAAGTATATTGATTTTTTACCCGTTCCTTGCGGGGTAATACATTCTTCAGTTTGTATGAATATTAAAACTATTCCATTAAGATATATTGATTTGTTTAAAGAAACAGGTACAGTTGGGTCTCCTGGAGATGCGGAATACTGGAGTAGGGTCTCTAAATTTATTGTTAATAATAAATTAAAAAGTAAATATATTAATGACTTAACTTGTCGACACGATGAAGAAGGTTATGAACTGAGAGGTAAATAAAACTCTATGTAGAATAATCAGTTAACATAATAAACAAATAATAATTTAAAATGACAAGAAAAAAAATAGTACCACAAAAAGAAGAAACCCCAACATCACAACCAATTTCCAAAAAAGATTTTATTAATACAATAATAAAAAAGAAACAAAAAAATAAATTTTTATCTGACCATCAAGAAGAATATTATAACCTTCTGAAAGAAAAAGAAATCACAATTTGTTCAGGACCTGCAGGAGTCGGTAAAAGTTTCATTTCAATGAAGGCGGCGGTTGATTTGTTAATTGATCCGAACAACTCTTACGAGAAAATAATTATTGTTAGACCTGCGGTTGAAGCCGAAGAAAAATTAGGATCTTTACCTGGAAACTTAGAAGAAAAATTAGACCCTTACATTTTTCCCTCGTATTACCTTTTAAATAAAATCATTGGTAAAGAGGCAAGGGAAGAATTAAAAAAGGCCGATATCATTGAGGTATTTGCTTTGGCATATATGAGAGGTATGAATATCGATAACTCAATTCTTATTTTTGAAGAAGCTCAGAACTCAACCCCTAATCAGATGAAACTATTGGTAACAAGAATTGGTTATAATAGTAAATTCTTCATATCAGGGGATCTTGAACAAACTGACCGATATAAAGACAAGACTCAATCAGGATTATATGACGCATTGAAAAGATTTAAAAATGTTAATAAAATTGGTCTTTATGATTTTAAAGACGCCAAAAATGTTAGAAACCCATTAATTACTCAAATTTTAGATAAGTATGAAGAGAATAGGGATTGAAATTAATGGTGTTCTTAGAGACACCATCGGTAAATTTACACAACTTTATGAAAAACATATGATTGATAAAAGTGAGGTTGACCAAACTAATCAGACGTATTTGATGGATCTTTCCGGCAACACTGAATTAGAATTAGCGGAAAGTCAATTTAAATATGAAATATTAAATGATGTCACATCTTTAGATTTAAGTTCTCATTTTTCATTTCCATCAAAAGATGATTTATATTCTTTTATGTATGAGGAGTATACAATGGAATTGTTTGGTCATGCCCCATCTAGTGAAATGTTATCATTTAATATATTAAATGATATTTACTATAACTTAAGAGATACTTACGACTTAATGATTGTTTCAGATGAAATCGGTAGGTCAAAACCATCATCTTTGTTCTTTTTGTCCAAGTTTGGTTGTTTAATAGAAAAAGTATTATTTTATAGTGAAATAACAAAAAATAAAATGTTTAATGAAATTGATATTTTACTTACATCAAACCCTGACTTATTATTGAATAAGTATGAGGATAAAATTTTAATAAAATATGAAACCCAATACAATAAACACATACCTTCAGAATTTACGATTAAATCATTATCTGAATTTGAGGAGGAATTAAAAAAAATAAATTACAATGTTTAAAATATTGAATGAAAACTATTATGTTGATCTTGACGTAATGGAGGACTATGTCAATTTGGCGATTGTTAGCGGAGAACCTCAAATACATTTAGTAAAATATGAGGTTATTAAATCGATGCTAGAAACTGTTCTCACGGAAAGTAACGAAGTTGACGAAGATTTAGGATTAAAAAGTAATGAAGTATCAATACCTTTTAAAATCGCGTTTAACACCCTATTAATGAAAAAAATAATAACTAAATTATAAAATATGAATGCTGAACAAATAACAAAGTTAGAAAGGTCTATTCAAAACATGAAAGACAAAAAATCTAGAATTTATTTTCTAGTACAAGACACTAAAGGAAATGCCAAGGCATCGGTTAGATATATCTACGAAATTGCAATGGAATTAAAAAAAGAAGGATTTAACCCTATTATCCTTCACGAAAAACCAGATTACTTCGGAGTATCAAGTTGGCTTAGTGAAGAGTATATGACTGAGTTACCTCATAAGGCAATTGAAGGTACTAACTTAGATGTCTCTCCTGAAGATCTTATTGTAATTCCTGAAATTTATGGTTTCGTTATGGATCAAATTACAAACTTACCTTGTGGTAAAATTGTTCTTTGTCAATCTTATGACTATATTTTTGAAACTTTACAACCTGGACAAACATGGCCTCTTTTAGGGTTTTTAAAATGTTTAACAACATCTGAAAATCAAAAAGAATATATTAAGAATGTTGTTAGAAATGTTTCTGTGGATGTAATTGAGCCTAAAATTTCTGAGACATTTAAAAAACAGGAACTTCCACCTAAGACAATTATCTCAATTCACACAAGAGACCATAGAGACACAACAAATTTAATTAAAACTTTTTACGTCAAATTCCCACAATATAGATGGTTAACATTTAGAGATTTAAGAGGTCTATCTGAAGTAGAATTTGCCGAAGCAATGAAAGATAGTTTTGTTTCTGTTTGGATTGACGAGGTTAGTGGTTGGGGAACTTTCCCATTGGAATCAATTAAAATGGGGATCCCTGTTATTGGTTTAGTACCTAACTTAGTTCCAAATTGGATGGGAGAAGATAATGGTGTTTGGATTAACAATAAAAATATGTTACCTGACGTAATTGCCGACTTTATCCAAAATTGGTTAGAAGACAATATTAACCCTGAACTTTATTTAAACATGGAAAAAACATCAGAAAATTTATCCAATGAAGAAAAATTTAAATCAGATGTTCTTGAATTCTTTAATGGAGCAATAAACACAAGATTGGAAAGTTTTGAATCCCAATTAAATAAATTAGAAACAATATAAATATGGAAAATAAAAATACAATATCGGTAGTACTACCTATTAAATCAGGTAAAGCCAGAAACTTCGAGGATTATTTTAATAAATGTATCACTTCAGTTAAAAATCAAAAAGATTTTGTGAATGAATTAGTAATTGTTTATTGTGATGAAACAGATTTAACTGATCACATTAACTCATATGATTTTGAAGGTCTTAATGTTGTAAAATTAGTTTGGGAAAAGGAACCTAATTTTGCAGACCAAGTTAACTATGGTGTGTCTTCAGCAAACTCAACTTGGGTATCTCTATTAGAGTTTGATGATGAGTACTCTAACGTTTGGTTTAAAAACGCATCAAAATATATGGAAATTTATAAAAATGTTGGGGCATTTTTACCTATTGTTGTTGACGTTAACGATCAAGGAGTTTTTGTTGGGTTTACTAATGAGGCCACTTTTGCCGCAAACATCTCACAAGACATGGGGGTTCTAACTAATGAAACACTACTCAACTATCAAAATTTTCAAATTTCGGGATTGGTTATTAAAAAAGAAGAGTTTATTAATAATGGAGGGTTAAAAAATAATATTAAATTAACTTTTGGTTATGAATTCTTTTTAAGGTTGACACAAAATTCCGTTAAGGTCATGTCAATACCTAAAATTGGTTACAAACATATAAATTTAAGAGAAGGGTCTATTTTTTGGAATTACAAAAATGGTGATAACAGAATAAGTGAAGATGAAGCTAAATTTTGGATTGACTCAGCAAAAAAAGAATATTTCTATATCAAACAAAGAGAGATAAAGTATGAACCACAAGAGGTTTGATGGAATTAAATGTTGAACTAAATGAAGACACGGATGAAAAGAAAAAGAAGGGAAGAAAACCTAAGTTAAATAATTATTTTGATGAACCACAAGAGACTGCGGTTAGAATGTATCTAACCGCAACTACAATGGACGAAAAGAACAAAATATATAATGATTATTTAAAATTTCCCTTAGATAAAATGATATCGTCAATTATAAGACGATATAAATTATACAGAAAAGATATGGATTTTAATGAGATCCATACAGACACTCATTCATTTTTGATGACTAAAGTAGATAAATTTAAACCATCAAAAGAAAAAAAGGCTTACTCGTATTTTGGCACAATATGTAAAAACTATCTTATGGGTCAAATACTCAAAGACCAAAAAGAAATGAATCGTAAAGTATCTTATGAAGATATCTCTGCGGACCTACATAATGCTCCTGATATGATTTACCACATAGATAATGATGATGTATCAACTGAGGAAATAATAAATAAATTTATTATTAAATTATCTGACTCTATGAACGAAAAAAACATTAGCGATCAAGAAATTAAGTTAGGTGAGGCTTTAATGGAAATCTTTAAAAACTATAATAATATTTTTGTTGAAAATACAAATAATAATAAGTTCAATAAAAATGTTGTTTTATTTGAAATACGAGAAATGACAAATTTATCCACAAAAGAAATAAGGAATTCTTTAAAGAGATATAAAAAAATATATCAAGAAATAATTAATGAAATCCTAAAATAAAAACAAAAATATTTATTGATATGCCAAGACCGCCAAAAAAAGAAATTAATTTAACTAAAGACTCATTGTTATCTTTAATGCAAGAAATCTACAATGAAATTGTTGAGCAAAGAAATACCGCAATTAGGATTCAAAATAAAATGTTAACAATGATGAAAGAACCTGAAGATATGACTCTTATAGGTCCTGTGATTGAAAAACAACAAAAAATTATAAATGACTGTGTTGAAAAAAAACTTTCTCTATCAAAACTCCAAGCTCAAATTTGGCAAAAGTCTCAAGAAAAACAAGATAACTTTACTTTATCTGATTTAGAAATGGACGACGATATTTTAAAATCTTTAATTAATAAAGACACTGACGATAAAAACTACAAACTTAATAAGTAATGCCATCACAAGATTTAAACTTTAGTTATGGCGATGTTAAAAGTAAAATAAACGCCGCGAAAACCTATAATCAGGTAAGACAAGATATTGCCCAATTATCTAAGAAAAAAGGAGATAACGAAGAAGTTAATTCTAAAAAAAATAGAAGGTCTAAATCAGAGGCGGAGAAAGAAAAAAAAAGATCTCAAAAAAAACAAAAAACACAATTAGACGAATTAGTTGATATTGCAAGTTTAACAAATAGAAAAGGGGCTAATACTATAGAATATTTAAAAAAAACATTTGTAAGAGCCTTAGCAAATTGTAAACCAAAGTTAGTCGAGATCCTTTTAAAAGAATCAATTAATACAATTGGTTGTAGTCAAGATCAGGAGTTTAATCCAAACCAACCATTATATATTCCTGTTAGGTCAATTGATTTATTATCATTACTAAAAAAAGATCCATCAGATGACAAGAATAAAATTTTATACGAAAAACAATCTATAAACGTTGGGTCTATTCCTTTCGCAATGAACAAAGAGTTGTATAATAGAATACAATCATTGGGTACCTCATTTTTTAATCAATATGGTCAATACTATAGAGGGGCTTCGGGTCAAAATCTTTTTGATATTGAGTTTGTTTTACAGGACGGTATCGGTAACCCAGGTCAATTTTATAAAGTAACATTACAGTCAAGATCTTCAGGTATAAATAAAATTTCAGAAACATTAAAGGATTATTATGCGTCTTTAGATATTTTGGATTTTAACAATGTGATTGCTATGTTGTTTGAGATGTTAACAGGATTTTTATCAATACAGTCTGGTTCAGGTAATTTAAAAATTGGGGACTTTTCAAAGTTCCAAATAATCTTACAAAGAATATTAGGTTTATGTTTTGACTCAAACAAAGAGATAGATGTTGCTGGAACATCAAAAACTTCAGAATTAGATGAGGTTGACGAATCATTTTTTGAATTTACAAGTGTTGATCTATTTGAAATAGAGGAAAGAATAAATAATATCTATCAAGGGGTTATTGTTTTTGAGGATTGTGATAATGTAAACGTCCCTATAGATCCTGTTTTAATAAATGACGCAATTAGTGAGTTAATTTTTATATCGGGACAAACTGTTGATGCTACGGTTGACAACGCAAGTTCTGCGGTTGTAAACGCATCTAATGATAGTGGTTTTGGAATTAAAATAAATTTTGATTTAAGTCTATTAAAAAATTTACCTAAATCAATTTTATTTGCATTACTATCCCCTAAAGTTTTATTACCAATAATGGTAATGTTAAAATCTCTTGGGTCCACGATTGGGGACTTGGTTAAATCTTTAATGGATTTTGTTAAGAAATTTTTTAGGATGGTAAGCCAAATAATGTCCCAAATAGGTGCAATATTCATACAGGAACTTTTTAACATCATTAAAAAAGATATTCAAAACTTATTACAAGCAATAATTTTAGATGTAACAAAAGAGACCTCTCAAACAAGATTAAGAATTATATTAAGACTAATTGAAATAATCTTAACGGTCGCAAGATTAATAAAGGATTGGAGAGAATGTAAGGGAGTGGTTGATGAAATCTTACAGTTATTAAAAATCGCAATAAGTGGATTTGGTGATACGGTACCAAAACCTTTGTTAGTCGCAACAAAACTATTAAGTGGATATTCGGCATCAAGAGCCTTTGTAAATTCTATTGAGGAATATCAAAAAGTAGGTTTACCAACAGGTCCTATGCCAGACGGAAGTCCCAATTTAGGATTGGCGTCTCTTTTCTCACAGTTAAAGGCGAATAAAAAAGAAGAAGATGAAAACAGTAAAGTAGAAGGTATAACAGGATATGGTACTTGGGTTCCTGGCGGGATCGTAATGCCAATGAATTTAAGTGGTAAAAAAATATAACATGGATATTAAAGACGCAGAAAAAATAGCGGAAATAGTAAAAGATTATAAAAATAAATCTAATAAAGATTTAACCAAAGTTTTAGAATTTTTAAATGGTGAATTTGATCAGACTAAAAGTAAATTATTAATGTTGTCTAATTATTTAGACAAAATAGAAACAACATATAACACAATTTTAAAAGAACAAAATAGTAGAAATGGCGGGTAATGAAAATCAAATAATATTTCCTGGGGTTGTTTTAGATAATAAAGATCCCATGGTATTGGGAAGGTTAAGAGTTAGACCTGAAGTTAAAGATTATCAGGCGGTAATTAACTCTATTCCTAATTGGAGTGATGAAACAGATCCGTGGACTCAAAGAGACCCGTTTTTATTCATACCTTTATTACCGTTTTATATTAATCAAATACCAGAAAAAGACGAGTTAGTTAACATAATTTATCAAGATAAGTCTTTTGATAATTTAAATCAGTATTACATACAAGGTCCATTCTCATCACCACAAACAACAAATTTTGAGTACTTTGAGTCGGCAAAGAAATTTACCGCCGCAGGTTCTAAAATAAAACAATCGCTTTCACTTAAAAACCAAAAAGGTGAATATAGAAATATAAAAAGTTTTGGAATCTTTCCTGAACCTGGTGATAATTCTTTATTGGGTAGGGGAACTGCGGATGTTATTGTTAAGAAAAATGAATTACTATTAAGAGCCGGCAAAACAAATAGTATTTTTGATGTTAATAAATTCCCAATAGAAAATGAAAAAAGAGCATTTTTACATTTAAGTAATTACACTACAAAATCCGAAAATGGTGAAGAAAAAGAAGAACAAACAATATTTGTTGATAGTAAACCAATAAGAAAAGTTGTTGATTGGGACATCATAAATCCTGATAATACGATGGACGCATTTACAGGTACAATTTATTTATACAACGTTCCGTATAATTTAACAGGAACCCTAAACGTATCATTAGAGTCAAAAGATTTTAGTGTTGTCAGTAACGTGTCTCAAATAGTAGGGGCCCCTGAATACTATATCCAATTTGTTGGTAAATCATTAAAGGAAACTTACACATTAATTAATGATTTTATTAAAGGGGTTAATGAGGGGTCAATTAATATTAGCGGATATACAATACATAACGTTTATGATCAATTTCCATTTTACTTTAGGCCTACACTAAACACTTACGATAAACTAATAAATCTTACAGGAGCAACACCAACAGAGATTGACAATGTTAGTAAAATAAGTAACAAAGTTAAATTAAATTCAAACGACACAAAAACAGGTTATAATTTAGTTTGGGACTATAATAAAACCTCAAGACCAATTAGAATTAATAAATCAACATATATTCCAATACTATACTCAACCGCACCAATAACATATTCAACAATGGGTGCCGAAAAAGTATTTATTTTGTCTCACGGAACAGAGATACCGTCAAAAGGAAAAATAGATTTAAGTTCAACATTATACGGAATAAAAGAAGATAAATACACCAAAGAAATAATTCCAAAAACAGACCCTATGGTTAGGGGAGATGAATTAATGAAACTTATTAATTTGATCGTTAAATTTTTAATTTCACACGTACATCCATTCCATGGATTATCTCCGGTACCTGTCGGAAGGGACGGAACTAGAACTTCAGAAATTTTAGAACAACTATTAAACGCACCAAATACAATATTAAATCAAAATATTAGAATTAATTGATATTTATTATAAAAAAGTAAATGTCGATTAATAATTCATATTTCAGTAGGAATAATACCATAATTTCCAACAGTTTAACAAATACGGGTAGAAACCCTGTAATCGAATTGTTTTATGGGAATGATGATCTTTTAAACCCAAGGGGGTTTAGTAGATTTATATTTGATTTGGATTTAACTCTACTTAAAGAAAAATATAACGATGGGATTATAAATCCTTTGTGTGATAATAATAACATTAAACATACGTTAAGAATGGTAAATACATCATTCTTTAATAAAGAATTTTTAAATGAAAAGAATTCTGAAGGTAGATTAAGAGCAACATCATTCGATTTAATTCTTTTTAGGATACCATATTTTGATTTGGATCCTGATAGACCTCAAATTTGGGACGAAGGGGTTGGTTACGACTACGCTAATATTATATCTACAGTACCTAACGATAAAAATTTTTCAGATAGACCATCAAATTGGTATCAAACAACAACTATAGATTTTTGGGGAAATCCCGGAATTTACAATAATTTAAATACATCTACAGGTACAGGAGTTAACTATTCAGCAATAACAATTGTTGACATCCAACACTTTGAATTTGGTGATGAGAATATTGAGTTTGATATGACAGAAGAAATTGAAGGTATTCTTAAAGGAGATACGTTAAATCCTGTTGGTTGGGGTATTGCGTTTTTACCACAAGTTGAAAATTTAACAGGGACAACAGGATCATATTCTGTTGGATTCTTTTCAAGACACACTCAAACTTTTTACGAACCGTTTTTAGAAACAAACTATGACGATCTTATAGATGATGATAGAAATAATTTTACTCTTGGTAAAATAAATAAACTTTATCTTTACGTGTTTGAGGATGGAGATTTTCAAAACTTAGACCAACCACCGTCAGTTACAATAAGTGACTCAAGTGGATCCCCAATTCCGGGGTTAATAAATATTAGTTCTTGTCAAAAAACAAAAGGTGTTTATGAAGTTATTATACCACCTTTAATTGGTTATAAAACCCCTTGTACCTTTAACGACACATGGTCAAATGTTAAATTAAATGGTTTTTCTTTACCTGACATATATAATGACTTTACAATATATCCATTACAAAAATCAATACAGATAGGAACGTCAACAAACAATCCTTCTTTATATGGATTTGATTATTATGGAATTAAACAAGATGAAATGATCTTAAATACCGACATTAGAAAAGTTGGTGTTATTGTTAAACAAGCATATACCACTAATAAACAATTACCAAATGTTGATGTGTTTTATAGAGTTTATGTAAAAGAAGGAACAACTGAGGTACAAGTTCAAGATTGGACAAAAATAAATAAGACCCCAAATGAATACTACTTTATTTTTGACACAAGAGATAAGATACCAAATGAATATTTTATTGATTTAAAAGTAATTTCTTCTGGTGAGATAAATACTTATAAGAAACAAATTAAATTTCAGATCGTAAATAAAAAATAAAGATATTTATTAAATAAAGATATGGCAAATTATACATTAGAACAATGTTCATCATTAAATACTTTTATAGTCGATTTTGGTGCGGTTATACCCACAACAGGAGAAACATATTCATTTAGTGATGGACTAACAGGAGAAACTATTTGTGGTACCGTAATATCTGGTACCGCTTCAGCAACAACATATTCGGCAATGACCCTATATGATAATTGTCATGAATGTATTATTGATATACCAAGAAGTGCAAACACAGAAGAGAATATTTGTATTGAGATTTGTGATCCATCAGGAAACACCGTGACAAGCGTTCCATCCCCTCATCCAGTTTGGACTGACAATTACGGTACAGAAGTTACACAATTAAATGCAATCACTTTAGGTGGTCAAAACGGATTAAATAATTAAATTTATGAGAAATTTAGACAGAATTATTAGAGAGGTTCTATCTGAGTCAGATTATACGGTTGAACCTGAATTAGGAACTTTTCCAAGAGAAAAAGAAGTTAAAAGTATTTTTGGTCAAAAGTATGGGCCATATGTCCCTGCTGATGTTTTACGTTACTTAAGAAAGAATCCCGCATTAATCTTTAAAAGACTTTATGAAATATACGGAGAAAAATCTTTTGAGTATTTAAATAACGCAAAGGGAGATAATGGTATTACAGAATCTAAAGAAGATATGTCATCAAGATATATGTTCTTTTCTAATTTAGAACAAATGAAAAGACAATCTGAAATATTATTAGATATGGATCAAGATATGGTTGAATCTATTTTAGAGAACGGTCACGATTGGGCTCAAGATCATATTTCTGAAGCAAAAAACAATATGGATCAAGTTTTTGATTTTTTAATGAATGAGACGGAAAGAGACGGTATGGGAATGTCTATGAATGATAAAGATATGGTTATGGCGGAAGGTAGAAAAAAAACAGGAACGCCTCTTTGTGCAAGAGGTAAGGCATCAGCAAAGGCAAAATATGACGTGTACCCAAGTGCATATTCAAATGGCCACGCTGTTCAAGTATGTAAAGGTAAGATTAAAGGTCTTGATGGTAAAAGACATTGTTCAGGAGATTACTGTTAAAAATTTTTTAAAAATATTTTTTATTCAAATAATTTATGTATATTTGTAGATACAAACATTATATAGATATGAAAACCAGAATAAAAAGATTCTTCAATAGATTAAAAATTAAATTTTACATTTGGTCAAAAAAATCTTCAAGTATTATACCAACTTATCAAGATGAAACCCTATCATATGAAAAGACTTGTTTTAAAATATGTCTTAAAATAATACAACATAGCGATACAGAATTTATGATAGCCCCAATGTCTGATAAACGTTATCTTAAAAATGACGATATGAAAATTTTTGTAACAATGACAGATCGTAGAGTTGAAATCACTAATCACGTTTATAATTATAATGTTAAATTACATGAAAGGGATTGGGAAAGATTAACATATATTTTTGATCTTGAGGCAGATAAGAGAAGACTTAAGTATGAAATTGACGTTAATTCACAGATTACTAACTCTCTACATAATATCTTAGAACGAGTTTCTAATTTCGATTAAAATGTTATCAACCAAAGAATCTACGGATTCTTTTTTAGTTTTGTATGATGTCATAATAGGTTTTTGTCCTTTTCCTGTTTGTGTGTCTTTTTTCTCGGCGGTTCTTTTTTGTTGACATGCGGATCTTTTTTGTGAATCACTCATTTTACCAGCAACTCCAGCCGCCCTACATTTAGGGTAAGATCCTTTATTTGTGTCAGGTCTACCACAAGGTGGGTGTTTACCATCAACCTTACGACAAATATCAACCCACGGTCCTTTTGGTTGAGAAGACCCTTTAGGTTTCTTCTTTTTACCAAACCAAACGGCAAGATCTTCATTTATTGTGTGAGCATCATATACTTCATATTCATAAGAATTGTTTTTATTTTTGTCCCACATACCAACAACACGTTTAATATTATTTTTAAGTGTTTTTTGTTTGCTAAGGTGATTTACCTCGTGATCTAATTCATATGTAAACGGAGCTAAATGGTGAGTTTTCCACTTCCTTAACCCAATTTCAATTGGTCCATTATACTCACCAGCAGTAATTGTGCTATCTGACTCCTTTATTGGTACAATTTTTTTACCTCTACCCGGCGTTTGATTTATACTATTACCATCATCATCACTAAATGTTGATAGTGGATGTTTTTTAATGTAGTTTGTAACTTTTTTGGCTTTCCCCTCAATTTTTTTTATTTGTTTTGGGGTTTCGTCCATTTTCCCGTCGTAACTATCATACTGTAGTAAAGGACTATCATAATGACCGACCTCATCTGTAAATGGTGCTAATATATTTTTTTTAAAGACTCTAAATCCTGGTTGTAATGGTGCAACATACGAACCACGACTACCACTCTCTGATGACGCTTCCTTAATAATTTTATTTACAATGTCTTTTATATTCATTATTATATAAATATCACATTTAATAATTATGGAACAAGAAAATAAAAACTTTGGGGTCCTCTTTGATAATATAACTCTTTTGTCTGAAGAACATTTAGAAGTAATGTTATCTACAATGGATAAAGAATATGCATTATACTACTTAATTGAGTCAGTAAAATCATCATATAATAGAGGATCTTTCTCTATTGGAGAAACAGAAGTATTATCTAAAGCTATCAGAATACTATCTAAAAACAATTCCCCCGAAGAATAATTTTTATCTAATTATTCTTTTAGTTGTACCGTCTTCATAGACCTCAAAAATAAACCCGTTTGTTTCTGAACTTACTTCTTGACCCAATATATTAATATACTTAACTACCTTTTTATTTGTGTGTGTATTATTAATTGATATTGGACCGTACACTTTAAAATTACCATCAAAATCAAACTGATTTAATTTGTAATAAATAAACCCATTAAATCTAAAATTATCCACATATAGGTAATTAACCACTTGTGTACTATTTCCCGTTGCTTTTGTGGTTCCAACATAATCCCATTGTTCACCATTCACACTTCTTTCAAGTGAAAAGTAATCTGAGTTATATTCCGACGCAGTTGACCACTTTAAAGTGTTATAATATTGATAACCAAAACCTTCAAAATATATTAACTCCACAGGAAGACTTGTTGGTGGTGTTATTAATAGTTTATAATCCTCAGCCTCACCATAAAGTTGTGTACCGCACGATAATGGTGCAGGATTACTTGCTTCAACTGATACTATTCTCATTCTAGTTTCTCCTAAAGTTGCTCCGCTTGGTACTGTTATATTTAAAGGGGATAATGATGTAATTCCATTAGCGGTGTTTATTGCACTACCCAAAGAATACTCTTCTCCTACTTCAAATATGTAATTTTGGTTCCAATCTATCCAAACCTTTGTATTTACTGTCCAATTACCATCTGTGTTTACATTAACATTTAATTGATAAATACCACCCTGTTCTACGGTAGTTGATTGTGAGGTAAAATCACTGTAGGCCGGACCACCAATACTTGTATTTGATATTGTACCAAACGTTACAGAAGTAATACCTGTAGGGTCATTATTAGTTATGTTATATGTACAATATGATAATGTTATTTGAATAGGTGTTGATATTCCACTATTTCCTGAACAAGTGACGGTAGATCTAAACCAAGTAGGTGAAGTGATTGGTGGTGATGTTTGGGTAGAGGATGACGTTCCAAAGTTTGTCCATGTTGAATTATCTGGACTACTCTGCCACTGATAAGTTACTCCCGTACCTGTTGTAGTGTTTTGTAGTGAGAGATTTACGGTTCCGTTTGGTGACGTTGTTAATGAAGAAGAAAGTGTGTTTCCTGGGTTTGGTGTTCCTGAACAAACGGGAATAACGGGTGGTGTCCACGTATATATTAATCCTGAAGTTGGTTTAACTGTATTTGATAGTGTAACTGTTGAACTGTTTAATGTCCCTGCAGTGGTTGACGACCAATTTGTTGTGGTTGTTCTGTTATTAAAATCAGTGTTTGCCGATCCTCTTAAACCTACCTGAAATGTTGTTGGGGTAGTACTTGTTGGTCCTTGTATGTTATAAACAACATTAATTGTGTTGGTTGTTTCATTTAATCTTATCTGAAAGTTATATAACTCTCCAAAACCTCCCGATGTTGTATATCTTTGCCAACCTGTCCATTGTACAACTAACGTCCTATTAGGGGATGTTCCTATTGTTTGAAATCTGATACCGAATGTTGCCCTACTAAATCTAAAATGAAATCCGGTACCATTACTTGTTGCATTTGCAGAAATTGTCACAGTAGTTGCGGTTTTAGATAGTACCGTAGCACCTGCAGGAATACCAGCACCACCACCACTAACTTTATCCCCAACCAATATTTGACTTATATCACCACCAGTTATTGTAATAACCGCACTACCTAAAGTTCTATTCGCCAATAACGACCCACGACCTATTAAGTCAGTACCCATTGCTGATATGACATTATTTGATGCCCCTGCGGTATATGAGAAACCACCAACCGTACCAGAACCCAATGGACAATAACTATTAGTTGGTAACGCACCTAATGTTATAAATCCATTAGTATTAACTGCAAATTGTGTATAGGTTGTTCCATTATAAACAAAGTTAAATCCTATAGATTCTAATGCGGTTGAATTATTATCGTCTAAAAAGTTTGTATTTGACCAACTTGTAAAGTTATCGTAATTACTACCACCAACTATTGGTGTGTATGTTCCAGTCGATGTTCCAAATGTGTAAGAACTTACTTGTGATCTAACAAAAAAACTTGTTAGTATAACAAAAAAAATAAGTAGAGAATTTTTCATAAGATATCATTTACTAATAAATACTTATGAAATTATTTAGTGTTAGATATTAATTTGATCGGTCGAGCATAATGGTGTTATAAATTAGCCCATAACAAAAAAGGAGATAATTTCTTATCTCCTTTTCTCTTATTCAGTTTAATTGATTATCTCAATTCTCTTAAGTCAAATGTTCTAACTCCATCAACTGTGACTCTTGCGTAGAAACGGTTGTTAACCATTTTCTTAGCGTATCTTGTCATAATACCTTTTATAGGTGTAAAGTTGAATGGGTTGTACATTGTAGGTGTTAATTGTAGAGGTACGTACGGTGCGTAGATGTAACCTGTGTCTAACAATGATGTTCCTTTGTGTCCGATCAAAATTGTGTTTGGTGGGAAGTAAGGATCACGGTAAACTTGGTAACGTCCTGACAAAGTACCAACTCTCTCAATACCCATGTTATACTGATCTTGCTCAGGAGATGCGTTAGATACGTGGAAGTATTCTAAGTCATCAAAGATTGCAGAAACCTCAGAAGAAACAACGATCCAGTTAGCTCCACCTCTTAAAGTAGATTTGTGGATTTGTGCCGACAACTGATTGATCGCAGTGATCAAAGTTTGGTTCCAATCTTTTTGAGTATAAGAAGTTGTTAAACTCAATCTTCTCCATCCGTTGTAATCCCAACGTAGGTTCCAAGCCGCTCCTTTACGTAAGTCACGTAAAATTTCACGGTCGATCTCAGCCGCAACTTGTTCTGACAACAATGCCGTCAATTCAGCCTCAGCGTCGATGTTATGGAATGCAGCAACGTCTTGTGCTAATTCAGGAGACCATTGTGCTCTTAGTTTTCTTTCTGTAACAGATACTGTAACTGACTCAAGGTCAAAAGAAACTTCACCAATTTGATCTTCAAATTCTAAACTTTTATATCTTCTATAAACCGCTATGAATGGAGATGATCCTAAAACCGCAGTATTAGCCGAAAATCCTCCAATTGTAGTTCCTGTGTAACCATCTAATGTAGTCTCTGAACAATCAACACATGCTGGACAAGAAAGGTCAACTTCTAAATAGATACAACCCTCTTGTGAACATATGTCATTATAATTTCCACCATTACCAGTTCCTGGGAATGTTGTAGGTGCGTTAGTTGATGTTGGTTGTACAATACCTTTACCATAAATTTGAGTAACAACTCTAAATAATAATGGTGCGGATAAATTTGTAGACCCAATTTCATCTAAATTAGGACAACCTGTAGATCCTGTTAATACACTTAAATCGGCAGTTATTTTAAGATCTGAAAGGAAAGTTTCAGTATCGATTTCGTTACCATCAGGTCCGATTAATTTACCAACACCTGCGTTATTAAATCCACAAAGTTTAACAATCATTTTTCTTGTATTTATACCATCAAATTGGTCAGTCGCTGCAACTAAGTTTGAACCTGACCATACTTGTGCAATAGCCGGTTGAGTTACCGCAGTCCATTGACCTTTTGAGTAATCAAACAATCCTGGAGGATCTAATCCTGCCTCATTACCTTCATAAAATAAATCATAAAGATTTTTAGTGTATGGTGCGTTTGGTTGTGCAGTATATCCAGGATAACCTTGATTTGGATCATTTTGTGTGTCAGCAATTGCTTGAGGTGATCCTATTGGTGAATAGTGAGTTCCATCAGGGTTAGCCGCATTTGGGTTATATCCTTGGATACGAGGTACAAAGAAGAACAATTTACCGATTGGTAAGTTCATTGCTTGTACTGATACGATATCATTCGCTAACAATTTAGAGAAAACTCTTCTTACGATAGGGAAAACAACAGTTTCGAACGCTCCGTTAGAAGTTTCAGAAGTTGATTCGTTAATCAAGAAAGAAGCTTGGTTTTCATATAACTGTGCTACGTTTTCTTTTAGGTGACCTTTAAGGCCTTCAAGGAATCCTAATCTATCCCATTTGTTAATTGTGTCTTCTTTGATAACTTTAAGGTGTTTTAACCCAATATTACCAACAAGACCTGATTCTAATAATGCTCCCATTTTTATTTGTTTTTTTTGCTTTATTTTTTATTTATGTATATTATAAATATACGTTTGTTTTAAAAAGTTTATTTTATTTTATTTTACCCATTAAGTCTTTCATTCTTAAGAATTGTGGATTTTCGTATGTTTTTGATTCAATTAAATTAACCGAAGATCCCGTAGACGGAGATTTTGTTACGGTTCTATTAAATGATTCGTTAATACTATTATCAGATAAATTATTGTTAGATAATTCACCTTTAAGAATTTGATAAAGATTTTTGGATTCTTTTAAAGATTCAACATTATCGAATCTTCTCAAAATATTTATTTTTTCTGGTTTAGTTGTTGAATGTTCTGTGAACAATCTTGTTGCGTATGCCAAGTTAGAATTGAATACCGCCACCTCATTTAATTTTGTTCTAAACAAATCAAGGGCTTTTCTGTATTCGTCATTCTTTTCTCTTAGTACTTCAACTTCTTCTTTCAATTGACTTGGTGACGCCATTAAGTTTCTTTTTACCTTTCTGTTGTTTGCCAATGTTCTTGAAGCCTCTTTAGTTTCAATTTTTTTACCTTTAGTAATTTTGTTCACAATTTTCATCACAATTTCTGAATTTGGGTCTTCGTTATCGTAATCAAAATTAGCTTTACCTGATTTTCCATAACGTTTAGAACCTTCTTTCATTTTTGTGTCAAACCCACCTTCTTGGTTTGGTTTTTTACTATATTTAAATTTTGATGCACTTCCTGTTTTTTGTTTAGATTCGTGTACTTTATATTTGTTTAAATTCATTTTAGGTAAACTTTCAAAATCTACTTCAGATTCTTCTTCAACAAACATTTCGTCAAGGTCTTCATAGGTCATATCTTCATCCACATACATTTCACCAAGATCTTCATAAGACATATCTTCATCCATGTACATTTCATCAAGGTCTTCACCTAAACCAACGTCTCCTTCCATTTCCTCACCGATTTCTAACTCATAAATAGTTTCTTCTGGTTCTCTACCAAAACGTCCGCCTTTCATAGATCCAAAACGATCTTCATCATCAAAACGTCCGCCTTTCATAGATCCAAAACGATCTTCATCATCAAAACGTCCGCCTTTCATAGATCCAAAACGATCTTCATCGTCAAAACTAAGA